GATGTATCCACACCGCGCGCTCTTCACCGGGCAGCAGCGTGCCGACGGTGATGGTGAACGCCCATGACGCGCCGCTGGGTGCCGTGGTGTTGTCTGCGATAGTCTGGACTACGCCCGCCGTGGGTGTCTCAGTCCATACGCGGATGGGCGCCACCGCGTTGATGGTATCCGTGGCGCCGCCCGCGGTTGCCGAGGTGCCGAGCAGCCCGCGCCCTGCCGCTGGTACGGTCAACGCCGTTGCCGTGCGGCTGGTGTAGTAGACGACTTCCTGGGTAGTCCCGCCCGATGTCCGCACGTGGCACCAGCCGGAGGTCGGCCAGTCTGCCAGACTGCCGGTCGTGGTGATGGTGCCGCTGCCCGCGCCGGATAGCTGGGTGCTGTTCGATGTGCGCTGCGTGCCGAGCACGGCGGGCACAAGCGCCACGCCGGTGATAGTCGCGTCGCTGTGGTTGTGGATGTAATAGCAGCCGTAGTAATTGCCCGCCGCCTCCGTGGCGTTGGGTCCGGCGATGACGTTGTTGTATTGGTGGTTGATGTCCAGCGACATACTGCCGCCGAGGCTGTCGGCGTTATAGACTGAATCGCGATAGACGCGGCACGCCTTGCCCGCCGTGCCGGATTCGAGAAGGACGGCGGTATTGGCCGGGACTGATACCGCCGTCCCTTCTGTATCGCCCGGTGCTTTATATGCAAGCGTGGTTGTCGAGGCCGCGCGGATAGTGCCCGATCCTACGCCGCACTTCGGCGTGATGTGCTGCACAATGATCGGGCCGATGGGTGTGCTGATAATGGGTTCCATCGGGCATAGTTCGAAGTCGGCGCGGATGCCGCCCAGCCCTGCCGGGTCGGAGGCGTAGAAGCCGAGTGCGTCTGATTTGGTGCGTGCGGTCGCCATCGCTAGCCCGCCGCTATCGTGAGCAGGCCCGTACCCGCTGAGTAGGTGTAGCTGATAGCGGGCGGCGCGGGGTTGCACACTACCGCGTGCGTGATGGGCAGCGGCAGGCCGTCATATCCGCGCGTGTCGTAGGGCACCACGCGGAACTGTGCCGAGCTGCCGTCCGTCTGCGCAGTGGACTCCCAAGAGTAATATCCCGATCCGTTTTCTTTCACCATGCCGATGGCGGTCCATTCTGAATCGAGGTATTGCTGGATGCGGTAGTAACTGGCATCCGCTTGCCCGCGCCACTGGAATTTAACCCTGGGGCTGAACCGTTCCGACTCTGCCAGCGCGGTGTCGGTTGCGTCGGTTATCTCAATGGCGGGTAGCGGGTTGCTCGTGCCGTTGGTCGTCTGCGCCGTGTACGTGGTGAGGGTCGTGCCGGACAGTACCTTCACGCCGTCCTGCCACACGTCGAAGGGCGCGGTCCCGGTCCAGTCGTATTTGACTGCGTATGTCCCGGTGCGTGTGGCTGTCGGTGTCAGTGGCATTAGGATTGGTCCGTGAGTTCAGAAGACAGGTCAATAACGCAGACGCACCCGGTGGGCGATATTAGTAGTTCGATGCCGAATGGCGCGGTGCCATATGTGCCAGCGGGCGGTGATGCACCGCTGGAGAATTCAGCGGTCAGTGACTTGGTGACCATGGCACTAAGTGAAATGGCGTCGCCCTGCGTGTAGACAAGCGACTCGGCATCGTTGGCAAGCGCCACGCCATCCGCCCCGCCGAAGGCCCAGTCGCAGTCAACGTCGAACTCGTTGTTCCAGTCCACGCGGTACCACGTCGATGCCGCCGTGCCGGTGTACCCGTAGGCGCTGAAATCAATTTCTACGTTTTGCGATCCGAGCTTGCGCCGTGCTTCGTATTCGGTGCCGTATGGCGCTTGGGTATACTTCGATATTGTAAGGGCGAAGTTTTTACCGGCTGATATGCCGCCCGTCTTTAGCTGGGTGTAATTGGTTACCTGGTCCCAAGCGTCTTGCGCGGAATCCAAGTCACCCGTCGGGTTGTCTGTCGGGTCGGTCCACGAGCCAGACCAGTACTCAGTCACATCGTCCGCTGGCGCAGTGCCGTCCACCGCCTCCGTCTTCTGAATATAAATCAGCAGGTCCAGCGCGTCTTGCGCCACTTGAAACAATGAAGCCTGAAATATGTTCACGTTCGATAGCGTGGGCGACAATGACGCGCCGATGGCTGTTTCCAGCGTGCCGGTGCTGTACGCGGTGAGCGAGGTGCCGGATACCTTGAACGATGCAGCCATGGCGCGGATGGCGGTGTATATCCGGTCGATGTTCGTCTTGTAGTTCGCGCTCGCGATCTGCAAGCCCACGAGGTCCGTGATAGCGATGTCCGCCGCCTGCGTGCCGTCTGCTTTGTACCACTGCGTCTTGGTGATGCTGACATGGCCCTGCCGCTCGTTGATGGCGCGGCTGAGTTCAAACATGCCGTATTTAATAGATCCGCTGGTGCCTATCGCGTAGGTGTTCGCGTATGTCGGGTTAGTCCATGCCATTCGTTATTCCAGATGGGTGAACGACACCCAGTCATCTGTGGTAGGATGCCGCACGCAGCACATGCCCTGCTGAGCGCCAGCCGTCACGCGGCCCAGCGCGGTCGAGATGATGCCGTCCGCCGCGTCGGGTAGTCCGGCCTTCGTCGTGGCCGTGTACCAGATAACCTGCCCGCCGCCTCCACCACCGCCGCGCGTGCCCGCCTGCTGCGACACGATGACCGACTGCCCGACGCGCTGGACTTGGATGCCGCGCCCGCCCTTCACGCATTGCAGAATCAGCGCCAGTATCTTCCGCAGGTCGGAGGCGTTTATCGCCTGCCCCTGGCCGGGTGGTCGCACGCGCTGGTTGGTGTCTTTCGTAAACATTAGGTATTCCCGAATACAGTGTTGAAGTCCTTCACCAGATACCAGTCCACCGCCTTCACGCCCACGCCGTCCACTACGTCGTCGGGCACGTTGCCGGTATTCGGATCGATGATCTTCGCCACGACGGCCCAGGACGACGGGTTGAACTCAAACGTCCAATCAAATTCCCAGAGGTGCGCGCGGCCCAGCCCGATGTCACGCCCTCGGAAGTTACACGCGGTGCAGAGCCAGTAATAGGCGGGTGCGCCTGCCCAGAATGTTGAGTTGACTTTATTGATCCAGTCCAGCGCGATCTCGTTGGGGTAGTCAACATATAGCGAGCCAGTCGCGGTCATCGTGAGATGCGGCGTGGTGACCGACTCATTGATGGCCGTGGTGTACACTTCGCCGCGCACGTCTTCATCGGGGTAGTCGCTGGGGTAGGTCCACGATAGCTGGATGCGGTTGCCCAACCTATCCACGTCGGTCTGCTTCTGCTGTATCGAAGAGCCGCCCGAGAATATAAACGAGTTCGCGTAGTCCGCCACGGTCGCATACTGCACATCGACATAGCCCGCGCTGGGTGTGTCTTGAACCATGCTATATTCGCGCTGCCGCACCTTGAGGTTGCTGTTGCCTGGCGCGCTGGCGCCGTGCTGCGGGATGCCGCTCGCAATGAACGCTTGCACGTCGGGTGTCGGGATGCCGGTGGGTGTCAGGCCCGTCACCATGAAGCGGCGCGACATGGACACCACGACGCCCTCTTGTTCCACGACGTTGTAGGTGCCGATGAGGTCAGCTATCACAGCCATTAGTTAGGCCCCGCGAAGGCAATTTTATTTTTGCCGGTGTTGGCTTCGATGTTGCGCATCACTTGCAGTGCCGGGTCTTCGCGCCCTTGTTTGTTACTGTTTGCGCCGGGAGTCTGCCCGAAAATTATGCGATCAAAAAACGCCTTGCTGCCAAATCCATTATCTACTTGTGCCGCCGCCTCGGGGTTATTCTTGAGGTAGTCCATGTTTGCGTTCGTGTTTGCTTTTTGCCGCCACTGCCCAAACCGCTGTCCCAGCGTGCCGCCCGTGGCTCTCCTGTTTTCTATTTCTGCCATGCGCTGGTTATATGCGTCGTCGAGTGATTTCTGCTCATTGAACGCGGCGACGTTCGGGCTTTCGGATGTGAATCCGCCTTGCTTCTCCAGTAGCGCCCGCGCCTGCTCGCGGCGGTGTTCAGGAATGCCAGCCAGTCGCCTGTCGGTTATAAGTGCGTCTTGTTTCTTGGCCACATCGCTGTTTGGGTCGCGCTTGTAAATGTTCAGATAGAAATCATTTACCGCCTTGGTTGCATTCATCCAAGCCAGTTCAATGTCTTCTATTTGTGTCAGCATTGCATCCAGTGAGTCCAGCGCCAGCGAGACGCCTTTATCCATTGCTGGCCCGACGCCGCCCATAGTTTCGATCCACTTGATCGTGTCGTTCGTTGCCTGTGTTATCCATGGCGAAACAACAACGGCAAGCTGGTTGCCGATGCCTTCAAATATCAATTTCAGCTTGGCCATAGAATCACCGGCCCCGTCCACTTTGGACACGTTAAGCTGATTTATTCCAATACCAAACAATTCGAGTGTTGCCGCCGCGTCCTTTATCGCCTGCCCTGCGTTCTCAAATAGCGCGATGAGCCGCCCGCCAGACTTACCGAACACGTCGCGCGCCGCCGCCATTTTCACCGAAGGATCTTGAATTCGGTTGATGGCGTTCGCGATGGCTTCGAACTGCTGCGCCGGGTCCATCTGCTTGAGGTCGTCAACGCTTAGCCCGATTTGCTCGAATGCTTTTATCGCGCCTTTGTCGCCGCCGAACGCCGTGCCCAGGGTGTCGGCCATCTTTGAAAATGCAGCATCAAGCGCGCCCGAGTCCACGCCCGCCTGTTGCGCCGCGAACTGGAACGCCTTCAGCTGGTTGTATGTCAGCCCGAGCGCCTTCGCCAAGTCGTTCGTGTCGCCTATCGCGTCTATGCTCTGCTTGGTTAGATACACCAGCGCGCCAGCGGCAGCGGTGACACCCGCTGTCAATGCAGCCGCAGCCTTGACAGCCATTCCAATAGGCCCGCCGAATGCGCTGATCAGTGATGCGCGCACCTTCCGCGTGCTGCGCTCCAGTTTATTCAGCATCCCCTGTGCTTTAGATATCCCCGCACTCAGCCCCTTAGTGCTGGCGGATATCATCACGTTCAGTTTTACTATTTTGGCCATTATTTTTTAGCCTCTTGCCGCGCGTTGTGCCCGGCTGCGTACATACCAAACAGCGCCTCCATCTCCGCCGCTGTCTGCCGTTTCTTCGGCGCGAAGTCCGGCAGGAAGTCTGAAACTTTCAATGCACGCTGGCCGCGCTGCCGGTTCACGTTGTACTGTGTCGCGGCAATGTAACCGGCGCGAAGGTCGGCCCGGTCTTCACCCCATGGCGATACTTGATACATCGCCATGTATTCCACGAGCCTACTCGATGGCATCTCTTCAATTTCCCATATCCACTTGCCCAGTAGCGCACCCAACGAGTGCATAAATTGTCTTACTGGGCTGTCTCGGAGTTTTTTACTTCCGTCTCCACCGGGTCGTCGTCATTGTCCGCGAGGCCGTTCAGCTTCAGCCCGGCCTGCATGATGTCGTTTATGGCCTGCGCGTTGAGGTTGCCCACGCGCTCGAACATGTTGTCACCGAACATCCGCTTGCCCTCGGCATCGCTCAGGAAATAAGCGCAGCATTCAGCGCGGAATAATTTAACCTGGTCGCTACCCGAGCCGACGCGCCCGCACAGTACTTGGATGCGGTCGAGTTCCCGCGCGTTGACTTCGCGGATGAATACCGAACCGCCCAGCGCGGGCACGTCGATTTCTTTCGTCTTGAATACCGCGCCTGCGGTTAGGATTTCGTCTTTACTCAGTGACATGGTTTTTCCTTCCGGGAATGGTTAAGAGATTGATATCGCGCCGCTGATCTTGAACGTCATAGTGGCGGTCATTTTGTCCTCTAGCGGCACCGTGATGCCGAGGTCGGTCTGGAATGCCGAAAAGCTCCACGTGGTCGCGCTGCCCGCGAATGCCACGGTCACAGTCTCCGCCGCCGCGTTGGTGATGATGGGCGGCGTAAGCGTGGCGAGCCATGCGATCTCCAGTTCGAGCGTGCCGTTGTCCACGAGGTCCACCGGCATAAACGTGTGGTCGCTGGTGGTTCCCATGTGGCTCGTGTTGATGGCCTCGCGGGTAACGCCCGAAAGGTTCACGCCGAGAATGTCAGCGCTGAATCCGCTGGTTCCGAACGTGACTGTTGAACCTGTACCGATATCGGTTGCCATTTATCATGACTCCTTATAGTGCATGCTGTAGGTTTGGGCGATGACGTGGATCGGCTTGCCGGTCCCGTCCGCTAGTTCGATCTGTGATTCGGCGGTGTCTTCTATCCACAGCCGTCTGATATTGATGCTCGCCACCGTCGTGCGGTCGTTCACTGTGTCCAGCACAGCCTCTGCCGCCTCTGCGATGACACCCAGTGCCAGCAGCCGCGCGCCGTAGAACGCCACGCCGATCCGCACCAGCCGCAGCCCAGACGCGCCTAGGATGTGGTGGTCCACCTCCGTGCTGTCGCGTCCCACGACGGCGAACGGCATCGCGGCATCTTGCGGCGCGTAGCCGGGATAAATGCGCGAGCTCAGCGAGGCCACGCCGTTTTCGAGTAGCGTGATGACGGCCTGTTCCGGTTTCATCCGATCACCTCGTCAACGGCTTTTTTCAGAGCGGCCTCGTAGATGGCCGATGACTGCGGGGTCGAAGAGTCGAGCGCTTTTTGCCGGATGTTTTTTGCCTTGTTGCCGGGGTGTATGAAGTACGCGCGGCCCCATGGGCGGGTCACGTGCGCTTTAGTGCCGAGGTCAACGAGGTGGAACGTGAAGCGCGGATCGTGAATGCCACGGCTTGAGTGTTTGCCCCTCGACTGGTTGATTGCTTTACTGTATGTATTGCGCACGCCCATGCTGTTCCGCACGCCGACTAGTCCGATCACGTTCTTGCTATTTTTGTAGACTTTGACTTTGGTTCCGAACGAGCGGGCGAGGGTTTCTGATACCTGTTCCGCCTCGTTGCGCATCGCCTTCAATATGGGCGCGCACGCCTTGCGCGTAGCGACGCCGATGGTCTTGCGGATAATGGTGGTGTCGAGGTTGCGCAGGCTGCGGTCGAACTTCGCGAGGCCCATGATCACGTCGTCTTTGCGGTTGCTTCTTTCACCGGCGCGGCTTCTAAACACGTTCGTTACACTCCAGCGTGAGCATCACGTTCCGCTCTTCGCGGTTGCGTATGCCTTGGATATAAAAGTTCCGGCTGTCGTGAACTATTCGCATGTTTTCCGTCACTGTGGACAAATACCGGATCGTAATTTCGTGCGTCACGCGCGCCACGTTCTGCGCGGCTTCGTAGCCTTCCGCCGCTTTCATCGGGTTGACACGTCCCCACACCGTGGTCAGTGTTGACCACGTTTCCACCGGCTCGTTCAGGTCGTCCGGTGCTTCCGTTTTCGACTCGATGACGAGCCTATGGGGAAGTGAGCCAGCGCGCATAGATGTTCAGTTCGCCTCGGAATTTGTAAAGGTTTTCGAGTCGCTCCACCGCCAGCGGCGTACTCATAGCCGACACGCCGACTATCGACGCCTCACGGTTTTCGTACCAGTGCGCCGCCTTCATTCGTATGATCTGCTTCACGCCTTCGGGCACCGCTGCCGCCGCGCCGTAGCCCGCCACGAAGCGGATCTCTACCGCGTTGCGCCGGTCGTATACGCTAGGCCAGCCGTCGCTGCGGTCGATGTAGATGCGGCCCGGCTCCGTGCTGGTATCCACCTCATACAACGCGCTGCTGAGCGTCTGCTGCGTGTTCGCGTTGTCGTAGTACTTCACGTGCGTCACGCTGGCCAGGGGCGGGCGTGGCAGGTCGATATAGTCGTCAGCCGGGAAGCGGTCCAGCGTGAGCGTGTACGTAGCGGTGCAGAGCTGCCGCCACAGAATCGCCTCGGTGTCCTGCGATGCCGCCGACACGAGCGCCGCGATTTCGGCATCGTCCGCGCTGGTGTCGATATGCGAGTGCGCTTTGAGTTCCGCCGTTGTGATCGGGTTCTCGGTCGCTGCTGTAAATACTGACAAGCCCATTACGGGGTGCTGTCCTGCACGACGACGATATTTAATACCGCCGCGCTGCCGCTGGAGTTCGTGGCATACGCGGATGTAACGTCGAGGGTGAGCGGGTTCGTAAACGGCGCGCCGGTACACCAGACGAGCGGCACGTTGGCCACTAGCGTGATGGTGTTGCCGCCCGTGGCTGCGGTGTGGTTGGTTTCGATGGTGAGCGCCGCCGTGCTGTGCATGTACACCGCCACGGCCTGCGATACGTCGATACCGCCCAGCGCCAGCACCTTGTCCGTGCTGCCGTTGCTCACGGCCACGTCGTTGTC